CACTTCAGCGGGGATTAACTCAAGCGCCGCCGTGGCTCAAAACGATAGCCCTCTGCGTTTCCTGACTTCTTATTACTATTACGAGAAGTACAACATGGCTACCCTGTTCGGTTCTCCGCAACCCGCCCTCCTGGCGGACTCGGGTGCGTTTAGTGCGAAGAGTCAAGGTGTCCCGATTAGTCTGGCCGGGTACGCGGCCTGGGTCGAGAAGTGGGGCCACCTATTTGATGCTTACGCGAACCTCGATGTTATAGGCGATGCCGAAGCGACCTGGGTTAACCAAAGACGTTTGGAAGATATGGGCTTGCGTCCGCTCCCTGTTTTCCATGTGGGGTCACCGTGGGAATACCTGGAACGATACCTCGACGAATACGATTACGTCGCGCTTGGCGGGATGGTCCCGCACGCCGGAAAAGCCCGCGCCCTCTTTCCTTGGCTCATCAAAGCGTTCAAGATGTTGCCGGCAGGGAAGGGGTACCACGGCTTCGGCACGACCGGTTGGAAAATCCTGTCGGCATTTCCATGGCATTCTGTGGACTCGTCTAGCTGGGCGACCGGCTATATGTACGGGACAGGGATTCTCTTTTCTAAGACCAAGGGCATTTTCTTGAAGTTCAGAATTAAAGACGCCCGTTCTCCAAGTCCGAACTTCGGCATTCTCTCTGTGCAATCGCCGCCAGTTCATATGTTGCCGCGGAGGGATGGTTGACCGAAAGACACGGTCAGAGCAAGGTCTACTCGGCCCATCCATTTTCGGGTGGGCCTTACGGGTATGCTGGTCTTGTGGAGGGAGCCAATGCCTAAAACCCTCTGCGTCATATCGGGCGGGATGGATAGCGCAACCCTTCTCCATCTGGCGGCCAAAGAGGAAACCCAGGCGGTATCTTTCAACTATGGGCAAAGGCATAAGAAAGAACTTCGGTACGCCGCATCTCAATGTGCCAGGCTAAATATCACACATGACATTATAGATATCTCGTCTATAACCCCGCACATAGGCGGTTCAGCCCTGACCGATGACATAGAGGTTCCGGAGGGGCATTATGCCTCCGCTAACATGGCGATTACTGTGGTCCCCAACAGGAACGCAATAATGCTGGCGATAGCTTACGGCATAGCCGTTGCCCGTGGGATTGAGTTAATCGGGGCGGCCATGCACTCCGGCGACCATGCGATTTACCCGGATTGCCGCCCGGCCTTCACCGAGGCGTTCGACCGGATGGAACGCCTTGCCGTTGATGGGTATGGCCATCCGGACATCCGGCTCTGGACCCCTTTCATCAATAAAACCAAGACGGAGATCGCTTCTATTGGTGGCCGGCTGGGGGTCGATTACGCCAATACCTGGAGTTGTTATAAGGGCGAGGAATTCCACTGTGGGATTTGCGGGACTTGCTACGAGAGGAAAGAGGCGTTCCAAGATTCGAGAGTCACGGATAATACCAGATATGAAAGTTAGCATTACCAGGGAATACACCTGGGAGATGGGCCATGCCCTGATGAACCACGCTGGGAAATGCTACCGTCCGCACGGGCATAACTACCGGCTAGAAGTGGAAGTTTCCGGGCCACTGGATATAACGAGCGACATGGTGATTGACTTCTCAGACCTCGATATGATGGTGGAGCCTACGGTCGACCGCCTCGACCACCAATTCCTCGTCAATACCGACGACGACCGATTCGCTAGCAGCCCCGGATATATCCGGTGGGATGGCGAGCCGACTGCCGAGAGCATCGCCCTCTATTTATACGCCTCTTTATCTCAGCAGACCGCATTAACCGTAGAGCGAGTGACCTTATATGAAACTGATAAAGCCAGCGCGACGGTACGGCGTACATAAAATCTTCGGGCCTACCATCCAAGGCGAGGGAGGGATGACCGGTACGGTCTGCCATTTCGTACGCCTGTCCGGATGCAATATGTGGGACGGTCGACCGGAGACCCGGCAGGCTTCCCACTGCCCGTTCTGCGACACCGACTTCTTCAGCCACCGGATGCTAGAGGCATCGGAGATAGTGGCCGAACTGGACGCGCTCAAGTGGGCGGAGTGGGTTACGGTGTCGGGCGGGGAACCCCTCCTCCAAGTGGATGACGAGTTCGCAACAACTTTACAGAATAGCGGGTACAAGGTGGCCATAGAGACCAATGGCACCCGGCCACTGGGAATTGTTGTGGATTATCTCACAATGAGTCCCAAGAAACCCGAGTCTGAAACGGCCATCCGCAAATGCGACAGTCTCAAACTCCTTTGGCCTCACCCGGACCCGCGCATTACTCCGGAAGCCTTTGAGTGCATCGACGCCGGAGCCAAGTACCTCCAGCCCATCGATGACTCGGATTATCAAGACAACCTCCACTCGGCCATCGACAAGCTATACAACCTCCGGGGCTGGCGGCTCAGCTTGCAGACCCATAAATTGATAGAGGTAGAATGATAGAACTCACATGGCGCGAGGTTGATGATCGCCTGGAAGGGATGAAGTTGACCGGCCTGAGAGTATGGGGAATCCCGAGGGGAGGGTCAATTGTGGCGGGACTGGCCCGCAGGCATGGGGCAGTTGTTGTCGGGACGCCGCAAGAGGCGGAGGTTGCCCTGGACGATGTTATTGATAGTGGGGCAACAGCCAAGTCCGTGAAAGCTCGCTACGGCCTCTCGACTTTGGCGCTGATAGATAAAGTGGTCGAAGGGGTCGACACATGGATTCACTTCCCGTGGGAAGAGCCAGCAGAGACCGAGATGGCCGACCACGTAACGAGGTTGATGCAATTCTGGGGAGAGGAAACCAGCCGAGACGGGCTAATCAAGACACCTGAGCGGGTTGTCAGGTCATGGGCAGAATTGTATGCCGGATATAAGTTGAAGGCAGAGGACGTTTTGACCTGGTTTGATGACGACACTGATGAGATGATTGTGGTGAAGAACATCACTTTCTATTCGACTTGCGAACACCACCTTCTCCCGTTCTTCGGAACTATCAATGTCGGGTATATTCCAAACGGTGCAATCCTGGGCGCATCCAAGGTGGGTCGCATCGCACATATTTACTCTCGCCGCCTTCAGGTTCAGGAACGATTAGCTCGGCAGATTGGTCAGAGTTTAGAAGGCCATGTGCTAGGAGTGGCTGTCAATATCCAAGCTCAGCACTTTTGCATGATGGCCAGGGGTATCAACCAGGATACAAGCCTGCTGGTGACTAACTATCTGACCGGCCCCTTCCGGGATAAACCCGATGCTAGGGCGGAGTTCTTCTCCGCAGTCGGTGGCTAATATATGGCTAAACAAAACGGTAATAAGATAATTGCCGAGCAGCGTCGTTCTCAGGTCATCCAGTTGAAGATGGCCGGTGCGACGGAGCAGACGATTGCTGACCAGCTTGGAGTGTCGAAGGCGCAGGTCTGGAACGACGTTAAACGGCGGCTGGCAGAGGTCCGGCGAGATGACACCGAGGCTGTCCAGCAGGAGTACGCCCTCCAAAAGTCGCGATACGAACGCCTCCTCCTCCGATGGTGGAGTCAGGCGATTGGGCCTGAGGACAGCCAGGCAGAAAGGGCCACGGGGATTGTATTGGACATCCTCCGGCGGCTTGATACCATCGGCGGGCTTGTACCGGATAAACCGCTAATCCAGTTCAACCAGGATAACCGGCAGATAATCCAGTCTGAGTCTATAAGGATAGATATTGGCGACATTACCGAAGCCCTTGCCGTCCTGCGAGATGCAGGGGCCGTCCGGGTGGACACCAATGGATACGCTCCAGCTACCGTGGACGGGGTATATCCCGCATAAGCCCACCCCGAAGCAACTGGCATTTCTACTGCTGGACAACCAAGAGGCCCTGTACGGCGGGGCGGCTGGTGGCGGCAAGAGCGATGCGCTGCTAATGGCGGCCCTCCAGCACGTCTGCACCCCAAACTATGCGGCGTTACTGCTGCGTCGTACCTATGCGGATCTGTCCCTCCCTGGGGCGTTGATGTCCCGTGCGTTTGAATGGTTGTTGCCTACCGATGCTAGGTGGAAAACCGCCGAAAAAACCTGGGTATTCCCCTCCGGTGCCACCCTTACGTTCGGATACCTGGATAATACCGGCAGCGAATATCGGTATCAGTCCTCCGAGTTCCAATTTATCGGGTTCGATGAGCTAACCCAGTTCACCGAGAATCAATATCGCTACCTGTTCTCCCGCCTGCGCCGTCTGGGTGGGGATACAGTGCCCCTGCGGATGCGGGCGGCGTCCAATCCTGGCGGAGTGGGCCATGAGTGGGTGCGGCAGCGGTTTCTGGATAGCGACGTGGAGGGGCGGGTATTTATCCCCGCCACCCTGGGCGATAACCCTCACCTCGACCGGGAATCCTATATTAGCAGCCTGATGGAGTTGGACCCGCTCACCCGCCAGCGGTTGCTGCTGGGCGACTGGACAGCACGGCAGGAGGGGAGCCTATTCCGGCGAGA